CAATGAAATGATTGCAGAAATCATTAAAGAAGAAGAAAATGGATACCAAAAGTTTTTTAAGGAAAAACTTGGTAATCGCAGTTTAGGTCAAATGAGCGACGAAGAAAAGAAAGCTTTTTTTGCTGAAGTTGATAAAGAATGGAAAGGTAAAAATGAAACTCTTGAACCTGTAAGTCCTGCTCGTGGAAATCCATTAAAGAGTGTAAAGGCTAAAAAAGCTGCTAGAATTCTTGCTGCTGAAACAAAGGCCGAAACTTATGTTCGTAAAATTGTAAAAGAAGAATTAAAATTTGTATTATTTTCAGAAATTCCCGGCACTACTTCTCGTAAAGTAGCAAAAAAGAGAATAGCTCAAACTGGCAGTACTGACAAATCATTATAATTTTATGAGGAGAAAGTTATGGTTTGGTATAAAAATGTCTGGAAATGGTTCATTGGCGCTTTGTCAATTATTGGTGCTATTTTACTTTATGTTTTTTTAACAAAAAATGATGCTCAGCAAAAAGTTGATAAACTCGAAACTGAAATTGATGATATTGAAAAGGACATTAAAGTAAAAGAAAAAGAACGTAAAAAATTATTAGAGGATGCTGACGAACATGCTAAAGAAGGTGTTGAGATTGATAAAAAAATTGAAGTTGCTAAAAAGAAACAACGTAATTTAAGTGATAAACGAGAAAAGATGAAATCAATTTTTGATAAATATGAGGTGAAATAAAATGGACAAGAAATTATGGAATAAGATTTTTAACGAAAACAAATTAGTTACTGAAACAGCCGACCCCATTATTAATAAAATTGGAGCCATTGCAAAAACTACATCATTGGTGGCGATGAGGAAAGAGTTAGAAAAAATTTTTAAGAAGAGGGATATAGATTTTGTTATGAATCCCATTGCACATTTTAGAATTAAAAGTGGTGGTAAAACAATTATGATTGTTAATAAAAAATATGCAGATAATGCAGAACTGATTGTTGGTGATTTAGCAATTGGATATGAAGGAAAGATATAAACCACAAGATACATTAGATTGGTAATGGAGAAAAATAATGGACAAGAAATTATGGAATAAGATTTTTAACGAAAACAAATTGAATGAATCTTCATTAATAAAAAAGAAATTTGATAAAGTAGTAAATACTCTTTCTAAATTAAATTTGCCTATAACTGTAATTTATGATAATAATAGTATTGAACTTATAGTCGGTATGAATGCACCAGACGAACTTTTTGATAAAATATGGAAATCGTTAGATAAAGCTAAAATAGATTTAGATAAAATTCCAAAAATTCATATTGTTGGTGGGACAACTACATTAGATCGTAAAGAATATGAAGAAATTAAACGAATCGGTCGCGGACATAAAAATTATTAAACGGGATAAAATATGAAAACATTTATTATATTATTATTTGTTTTGTTGTGTACAAAAATCGGTATTAGTCAGGATTCAATAAAGGTAGCATCTGACGACTGGAATTATATTAAAACGACTTATTTAGAAGTAGATTCGGCTTTAACTGAATCTCAAGAATTAAATAAATTATATGAAAAAAGAACAAAAGAATATGCCTTACAAGTTAAGAGTTTAAAACTTGCTAATCAGGCAGCAGATACAATTATATCAAAAAAGAATCAACAATTAGAAAAGCGAAAAGAACAAGTTTCTATATTAAATAATGAATTACGAAAGAAAAAAATAGAAAATTATATTTTGAAGGGAAGCACAGGTGTTCTTATTATTGCTGTAATACTTATATTATTGTAGGAAAATTGAATATGTATGGAAAATCGTATTATAATATCTGGTTAAAAAAACACGGAAAAGAAGAAGCTGATAAAAAACAAGAAATAGTAAATGAAAAAATATCTTTGTATTGGGATAATAAAAGAAATAAGAGAAATAAATGAGTCAAACAATTGTTAAAAATAAAAAAACACTAAAAGAAATTATAGCTGAACAATACAAGTTGTGTGCTACAGATCCTCAATATTTTATGAGTAAATATTGTATGATACAACATCCAACGAGAGGAAAAATACCTTTTGTTTTATATCCTTTTCAAGGTCATTGCGTAAATGATTTTATTCAAAATAGATACAATATAATTCTAAAATCTCGTCAGTTGGGATTATCTACTTTAACTGCTGGGTATGCTTTATGGCGTATGTTATTTAAAGCAGATTATCAAGTTCTTGTTATTGCTACTGGAAAAGATGTAGCAAAAAATTTAATCACAAAAGTAAGAATTATGTATCAAGGACTCCCAACTTGGTTACGGGTGCCTAATACTGAAGATAATAAAATGTCGTTGGTTTTGGAAAATGGTTCACGTATTCTTGCTATTTCTAGTGCTCCTGAACGTGCTCGTTCTGAAGCATTATCATTATTAATACTTGATGAGGCTGCATTTATTGCTAAAATAGATGACATATGGGCTGCTTCACAACAAACAATTGCTACTGGTGGAGATTGTATTATTTTATCTACGCCTAATGGAATGGGTAACTGGTTTCATTCTAAATGGCTTGATGCTGAGGAAGAAGGATATAACTCAATTAAACTTCACTGGTCTGTGCATCCTGAAAGAGATCAATCCTGGAGAGACGAACAAGATAAAAAACTGGGAGTCAGAAAAGCAGCTCAGGAATGCGATACTGACTTTTTAACTTCTGGAAATACAGTAGTTGATATGAGTATTATTCAATATTATAAAGAATCAATTGTAAGAGATCCTGAAGAAAAACGTTCAATTGATAGAGGACTTTGGATTTGGGAATATCCTGATTACAATCGTGCTTATGCAATTACTGCTGACGTTGCGCGTGGAGATGGTACTGATTATTCTGCGTGTCATGTATTTGATATAGAAGCAGTTAGACAAGTAGCAGAATATAAAGGTCAAATTGGAACTCGAGACTGGGGACGTTTATTAGCTGTTCTTGGAATTGAGTACAATAATGCTTTAATAGTAGTTGAACGAGAAAATGTTGGGTGGGATACCATTCAGGAATTAATTGATATGAATTATCAAAATCTTTTTTATTCTTCAAATGATTTGCAGTATGTTGATGTGCATCGACAAATTACTAATAAAATGCGTGCTCAAGAGAAAAAATTAAAACCTGGTTTTGCTACGACACCACGAAATCGTGGATTAGTAATAAATAAAATAGAAAGTTATTTTGAAGAGACGAATATGGATGAAGCCGAAACGAGTATAACAATTTATTCTAAAAGATTATTAAATGAATTAGAAACTTTTATATGGAAAAATGGAAAAGCACAGGCACAAAGTGGTAGAAATGATGATTTAGTAATGGCGTTGGGAATATTTTTGTGGGTTAGAGATACTGCTTTAAAATTACGACAAGAAGGAATTGATTTAACTAAAATGTTATTAAGTAAAATAAGTAAAGCTCCACAGTTTGAAGGAATTTATCGCAATCAAGATTCAATGTTAAGAGATCAATGGAAAGTTGATCTCGGAAAAGAAAATATAGATTTAACAGAATATTTATAATGATTAAATTAATGGATATACTTATTGATACAAATTCTGAATTACTCGCGGAAAGTGGATATGAGTATGTAATTAGAAATAAAAAGAAAATACGTCGCAAGAAAAGAAAGCCTGGATTTAAAGTAGTTGGTGGTAAATATAAAAAAATGCCGGCGGCGGAAAAAATGCATAGGAAAATTGCTCAACGAAAAGCTGGTAAAAAGCGACGAGCCAAAAAGGCTCAAATAAATCGTAAACGAAGAATATCGATGCACAAACGCAAAACGCTTGGGATAAGGAGGAGATAAAAAATGGAATCTGTAATAATAAAAATTACTCAAGAAGTTAAAAATAAATGGAAACGAGTTTTACAGAAACATAAAAAATTATCTATTGAGAAAAAAATACAAAAAATGATTCATATTCCACTGAAAGATGTTAAAAATATTATGGATGAGAAATCATAATGAAATTAATAATGGAATTACCTCATATTGATTATGGAAGCAAAAAAGGAATTGATGCTATAGATTTTCGTATTGAAAAGATGCCTATATCAACTGATAAAAAACATCAATTATCAAATGCATGGAAAGATGGTAAGGGTATTATAGGCAAAATGAAAAAAACTAATAAGTTTTTACTTTTTACTCCAATGGGAGTTAAAGTATTAAGAGGAGAACCAAAAGATAAATCACTATTATTGCCACCTGATTGGCAGAAGTATGCTGTAATATTAAAAGATTGGAGAATAGATATGAGCCAAAAAAATCAAATACGAGAAATGATTCGTAAAGTGGTTAGAGAAATATTAAGCGAAAAGGCAATTATTAGTGAATCGAATACTCCTACTATTGATAAAGCGATTGAAGGTAGGATTGGTGCATTTAATAAAATTGATAATAAAGAATTAAAAAATGGAAAACGTTTTATTTATCCAAGAACTGATGAAAAGAATAGATGGGTAATTGTTGATAAAGACAATGAAGTTCGAGCATATGTAAATACCAGACATGATTGGGAAGTATTGAATGGGGGTGGATGGCAAAAATCTAAAGAACCATTTACAGGTAAAGTATATGGTGGATAAAATAATATGATTATGATTAAGAATAAATTAAAATTAAATATTTATAAGTAGGTAAATATAACTAAGAGGTAAATATGGCTGATCCTATAATATATAGACAATTAAAGAAATTGTTCTCATCTGATGTAGTTGTTAGAAATATTGGTGGGCGACAATTAAAAGTTATTGATGTAGACCAAATACAAAAATTTGGAATGTCGAGCCAAAACGACCGTTTTACTCGTATGTATTCCACGTTAAATTATAGGTTGTCATCACAACAAGCATTGTATGGAATGGAGTCGCAGAGGCTTCGTCTTTTTCGTGATTATGAAGTTATGGATACAGATGCTATAATTGCGTCCGCACTCGACATATATTCTGAAGAATGTGTTGGTGAAAAAACTATAATTCCATTATTAGATGGTAGAAAATTATCTATAAAAGAGTTATTTGAAAAAAATGAAAAAGACTTCTGGGTTTATTCTATTGATAAAAATGGAAAATTTGTTCCAGAACAATGCGAATTTGTAAAATATAATGGCAAGAAAGAAATGTATAAAATTACTTTTGATGATGGAACAGAAATCGAAGCGTCTGAAAATCATTTGTGGGTAGGTAGTGATAATACTCTAATTTATACAACTGATTTATTAATTGGAAGTGGTATAAAAAATATTCGAACCAAAATATCTGAAGGTTTTATTGATGGATATGAAATGTTGGTAGAAGATAAAGAATGGAAATATACTCATAGATTAGTTGGTAATCGTCATAAAAGATTAAAAGAAAACAAAAAACGATTTAATGCATCTAATAAACCTGTAATTCATCATAAAAGTTATAATAAATTAAATAATTCACCTGATGACTTGCAATGGATGTCATGGAATGAACATAAAGAATATCATGCTAAAAATAATGCAGAACGATGGAAAATGGATCAAAAATATAATAAAAAAATGCGAAGTATTTTTTCTGACAATGCAAAACAAATGCATAAAAATCCTGAGTTTGTTAAAAAATTTCGAGAAGGTCAATTAAATTGGTTTAAATCATTGTCGATAGAAAACAAAAAAACTATTTTTGGTCGCAACGATAAACAAAATGGAATGTATGGAAGTCATCGTATAAAGAACTCTAATCCTAATTGGAATGAAGATGTTCAACGAATTGACGATATAAATCTTGATAATTATCTACTTGATTTGGAACAGGGGTTGACGAGAGAACAATTATCAGAAAAATATAATCTTTTATTTCACGACGTAATAACAATGAATAGATTGATTTGTGACAAATATGAAATAAAAAGTATTAAAAATATAAAATTAAAAAATATGACCTTGAGTATTTTGCGTAAAGAAATAGAAATATTAAATGAACAAGGAATAAACCCAAAAAGGAATATTAATAAAATTGGCAAAAAATATAATCTGACGACGGGTGAGTTAATTAATTTTATTAAAAAACATAATTATAGAAATTTTACTGATTTGATAGATTCCAACAATCATAGAATTATCAATATAGAATATGTTGGTAAAAAAGACGCATACGATTTAGTTAATGTTGGTAATTCACATATTTATGCTATTGAAGCAAACGACGGTAGTAAATTATATTGTCATAATTCAACCATGAAAAATGAAATGGGAGAGATTCTCAGAGTGCGTGCAGGTACTCATAAAGTGCGTGAAGTTTTAGAAAATCTTTTTTATGATATTCTTAATATAGAATTTAATCTTCCGACATGGGTTCGTGGGATGTGTAAGTATGGAGATTATCTTCTTAAATTAGAACTTGCTGAAAAATATGGAATTACAAACGTTATGCCTTTACCTGTATATGAAGTAAAAAGAGTTGAAGGTGAAGACCCAGCAAAACCAAATATTGTAAAATTTTATCTCGAAGGTGGTGGCGGTAAGACAGCAATGGAGAATTTTGAGGTTGCTCATTTTCGTTTACTTACTGATTCTAACTGGTTGCCATATGGAAAATCAATGGTTGAACCTGCTCGCAGAGTATGGAAACAATTGATACTTATGGAAGATGCTATGTTAATTCATCGTATCATGAGAGCTCCAGAAAGACGCATATTTAAGATAGATGTAGGAAATATTGCTCCTCATGAAGTTGACCCTTATATGAAACGAATTATTTCTCAAGTTAAAAAGGTTCCATATATTGACCCTGATACTGGCGATTATAACCTTAAATTTAATATGCAAAATATGACAGAAGACTTTTATCTTCCTGTTCGTGGTGGTGATAGTGGAACTAATATAGAGAATATTGGAGGTCTTGAATATAATGCTATTGAAGACATTGAATATTTGAGAAATAAAATGATGGCTGCTTTAAAAATTCCGAAAGCCTTTCTTGGATACGAAGAACAAGTAGGATGTGTTGTTCCAGAAACAAAAATACCATTATTGAATGGGAAAATAAAAACCATAAAAGAACTTATAAAAGATTATGAAAATGGTATTAAAAATTATGTTTATTCTATTAATGAAGAAACAAAAAATATAGTTCCAGGAGAAATTTCATGGGCTGGATATACAAGAAAAAATGCTAAACTTGTTAGAGTCCATTTAGATAATGGAAAATATATTGATTCTACTCCAGATCATAAATATTTAACTCGAGATGGAATTTGGACTGAAGCACAAAATTTAAAAAATGATGAATCTCTTATGCCACTTTATTTAAATAATACTGTTCAAAAAAATAAACAAGGATATGCAACTGTTTATCAACCATCGACTGGAAAATATGAAGAAGTTCATAGAATTGTTGCTGAACATTATGGATTGGTTTATAGAGGGAGCGGTAGAGTTGTGCATCATGTGGATTTAGATAAAAAAAATAATTATCCAAATAATTTTGATTGTAGTATGAATTTTTGGCAACATAGAAAATTTCACCAAAAATTAATTTCAGAAACGATGAATTCATTTGAAAATATTCAAAGAAGAATAAATGACCCAAATTGGATAAAATCTAGCATTGAAGGTGGTCGTAAAGGCGGAATAAAATCAGGTAAAAAATTAGGTAAATGGGTAAAAGAAAATGGAACTTGGAATAAAGGATTATTATCTGGTGAATATAAATATTGTGTGAGTTGTGGAGTTAAATTTTATGTTGAACCAAATAAAATAAATAAAAAATGTTGTTCTATAAAATGTTCTGATAAATATTATATAGGGGATAAACGATATAATACAAAATATAATATAGAATATAGTTTATTATTAAATACAGCAAAAAAATCAGTTTCTTTTGCTGATTTGGAAATAAAATTAGGAAACATTGACAGAAATACATTAAATCGTATTTTTGAATATCATGATATTGATAAAATTGATTTTATATTTAATAATATGCCATTGGCTATTAATAATAAAAATTTTATGCAAAATTATAGAAAATATGAATCTCAATATATAAATCATAAAGTTGTTAAAGTAGAATTTTTAGAAGAACAAAGAGATACTTGTGATATAACAATTAATAAATATCATAATTTTGCTACTAGTGCGGGTATTATAATACATAATTCAAAAGCAACTCTTGCAAGTGAAGATGTTCGTTTTGCTAGAACGATAGAAAAAATACAAAAGATAATTT